GTTTGACTAGCGCATAAAGGGTTTATTCAAATGTAAATCTAAAGTTAAAACAACATTAGTAATAACGATAGACCTAACTTGAATAAAGAGACTTCACGTATGAAGCCCAGAAATCGAAATTCACCCAACCCTGTCATCGCCTCAGATTACTTACGTAGTCTTGCAGCTTTGACAAATTAGGCATGCCACTTTTTAGCAAAAAGTAAAAGCAGCGAATCTCAATTGATGGGTTTGACCAGCGCATAAAATAAGACGCTAATCGCCATCGGATAGTCGAAGGATCTTCATTCCCGACGTTTTCTACCAATCAGGAAGAACTGGACAGCCATAAGGACAGTACTTGAATTGATCTTTGGTTAAGCTAAACCCAAAGTCTCATTTAGAGGTTCTAGAGACGAGTTTATAATTTCAAAGTAAATCAAATTTATACTTCTACTCTCTCTTAACTTCAAGAAAAATATCAAGATACTATCGGACACCGCGAGACTCCTTTACATTGGTGATAAAGTTGAATATCGTGTATTTGGAAAGATATTCTATCCCAAGTAAAATGATAGGTTATTCATCCTATCAAGTATTAACAGAGCCGTATCCTAAGATAGACCATGCCAGAACGAAATCACTAGTGAAGTTGATGCCGCCGTTTAACGAATATGTACACATGTACAGGCCCCGATATTGGACACTCCTGATCTTTTAGCTAGATTAGGATTACACATAGATAAACTATGCCATGGATATCGACACAAAGATGCCATCATTCCTTATCCGAATAACTCAAGTTGCCTCGAGCAATCTTAAAAGAATGGTGGATCTGTGATAGCCTATAAGTTATATGGTTGCAATAACGACACCGATAAAGACGAATTAGAACGTGTAAGAAAATTACTCTCCCCTTATATCAAAGTTCGATGGGAGGACTTGGAATCTAGTCCTGTCGAGTATTTAGCAGGTATACTAAGCTAACTCGATCATGAGCTCTACTATTCACGAGAACTCACGAACTTTTACGATACGAACCGATAAGATTCTCCTACTTACCAACCTCTCTCTCAAGCTGAGCGTTATCAAATGCTGACTAACCTCGACTTGTATGAGATCGGAAAAGCGATCGAGAATCTTACCTTCTTCAAGAACGCAAAGTAAAGGGCGATCAATATCAGAGACACATTCTTAAAAACAGTAGAATCTGCTGGATAGGCCACCGATATTAAAATTCTCCCGGTTATTGAACCATCAGGAAAAATAAGGGTAGCTACCATTAATTCAAGCGCTGTTTCATGGTGCGCAAGAAGTATGACTTCATATCTTATGCCATTCACATCAAAGATGAAGGCTCTCAGTTCTGTTTTGCACAATAAAGCTACAAAGCTGTTATCTACGAAAACCAACACATTATTGTACAGTGCCGATTTCTCTAAATCCACTGATCCAATCTCAATCCCATTAGCCAGATTTGTTCTTAATCGACTAATTAGTAATATTGGGGAACCTTCCTGGTGGAAGGCCGCCATGGACTCTGTAATTTGTGAACATAAATTGACAGATTCAGGAGTACATAACGGTAAGATCACGAAATGTGGGGCGCTCATGGGTCAAGGCCCTGGATGGACTGTCTTGTGTATTCTCAACGATTTCGCTGCGAATTACAACAATGACATGGACTCAACCGCCTACCAAATTTGTGGTGACGATCTCGTCGGTCTTTGGACTAGTGCGTAGATTGAATAATATAAAGCTACTATTACCCAATTAGGTTTGGAGCTGAACCATCGCAAATCATTCATTTCAGAATCTCATGGTGTATTCTGTGAACGAGCTATAAGGAAGACTGAAAAATTACTCTTCAATATAGACAGATACAAGGGAAGAAAGATATTTATGTCATAAGCAATAGGTTATCCCGAGCTACGATTAGCGTAATCTTGTGGTATGAAAGCCACACATAAGGGCTATTATATCGATATTTTGGACGATCTTTGTGAAGCAAAAGGACATCCTGTTCTTAAGAGGGCAGCCTAGAGGTTAGCCTACCAACATAGAATAGGAGATAGACCTGGACAATTAGTCCGAGGTGGGGGAGGCTACTAATTACCGTAAGGTAAAAGAAAACCAACAACCCACATCGACGTCATGTCGTATCTATTACATGGTCCGATACTTCTACATAAGGGAGATCGATCCTAACGATATAAAGACTTCCGAAAGCTTGTCTCGTCTGCTCAAGAAGATAAAATGGGAATTTCTAGATAGGATTGGCTTACTAGAGCTCTCTCCGAAGAGGATCTATAGATAAGATTAAAGGGAACCTTTAATCCTGAATAGATTAAATATACACCTAAGTAACTTAAGGCTATATTTAAAGCTAGGGACAGTAAAACCAACGGACTACTGAAACTCCATCGAAGTCCATTAAATCTCCTTCTTGCAACTTATAGAGGGAAACACTACACCTATTGTCCGCTTACCAAACAACTTTATTCAGCAGTGAGAAATCATATTTCTAGGAAAAGATACAGCAAAGCCCTTTCTACACTCTAAAAGTCGTGGGACGTCAAAGTTAAGATTTCTGAAGATACCTTCTAGGAATCGTACAAGGCTCAAGACCGATTTTCCGCATCTCTTGAGTACATTCCTGCGGAATAAAACACATCGAACTCTTAGACTAAAGATGACTCAGCATAACACTCGAGGAAGATAGCTTCCTTGGGACAAGTTAATAGAAGAGGTTAGGACTATACTCTTCTAAATGAGACACAATCAAAGTCTGGGGACTCAATAGCT